ATGCTAAATCTGATGAACTTAACATGCTAGTAAACATGTACACAGACAAGGACATCAAAGAACTGCAAAGGTTGCACGGTGAGTGACTTTACAACTATCATCAAAGATGCTATAATTAACTATAGTATGGAACAAACAGACTACAAATGCAAATACTGTGGCAAAGGATATCGCAAGGAAAGCACACTTGCGGCACACCTGTGTGAGCCAAAACGGCGTGCGCAACAAGAGAACGAAGCAGGTGTAAAACTAGCAATGACTGCATACTTGCGTTTCTATGAACTAAGTCAAGGCAGTGCTAAGTTTAAAACATATGCAGACTTTTGTGAATCGCCTTACTACAATGCATTTGTAAAGTTTGGCAGACACATGGTTAGTATTCGTGCTATCAATACACAAAAGTTTATTGACTGGGTAATCAAAAGCAATAAAAAATTAGATCACTGGTGCAAGGATGCTGTATATCAAGAATACTTGTTTGAGCATCTGCGTAAGGAAGCAGTGCAAGATGCACTAGAGCGTAGCGTAAAAACTATGGAAGATTGGGCAGAAAGCAAAGAAAGTGTGTTCAATCATTACTTTAACTATGTGAACAGCAACCTACTAGTACAACACATTACAACAGGACGTATTAGTGCTTGGGTAGTATTCAACTGCGACAGTGGACAAAGTGCGCTGGACAAACTAAGCAGTGAACAAGTTGAAATGATTTTTCCTTACATTGATCCAGACTTTTGGAAACGTAAGTTTGTGGATTATTTTGCAGACACAGAATGGGTAAAACACATACTAAAGGAAGCAGAATTATAATGTGGTTACACGTTGAACCTACTACGAGATGTAATGCTTGGTGTCCTAGTTGTAGCAGAAACAAAAACGGATTCGGTTTAGCAGACTTCATAATTGAAGACTTGGATCCAAAAATACTTGCCAATACTATAAAACAATTCAACATTACCAGTGTACAGTTATGCGGAAATCTTGGTGATCCCTGTGCAGCAAAAAATATTGACGAACAGTTGGGCATGCTATCTGGTATTGACCGCTTACAAATACACACTAATGGAAGTTTGCGCAAACCAAACTGGTGGCACGATCTAGCATCACAGTTTGCACATCTTGAACAGTTTGATGTTTGGTTTGCAATCGACGGCATAGGAGATACACACAGTTATTATAGACAAGGCACGGATTATAAACGCATTATTGAAAATGCACAAGCATTTATTAAAGGCGGTGGCAGTGCAGTTTGGCAGTTTATTCCTTTTAAGCATAACCAACATCAAATAAAAGACTGTATGAGACTAAGTCAACAGTTGGGTTTTCAACGTTTTGAATTTATTCGTAATGCAAGGTATGATAAAGATGCTCGTCACTATAGCACAGGTGAACCATTGGATATTGAACCTTGGACTAGGGATACTGATTACAATAGGAAATATACAATTTCTGATAAAGTGAAACCTGAAAACTGTATGCATTTAAGTATACCAAGCATTTATTTGAGTGCCGCTGGATTAGTCACACCCTGTTGTTATATGAAAAATACACCTTTAAAAACAGTTGACATATCCAAAGAATTCAGTAATAATAATTATAGAACTATATGTACAAGGAACTGCGGCTAATGTATGACATGCCCGATGTAGATATTGACTTTAGTGATCGCACACAATTATTAAAACATGTGTCGGGTGTAGGTGCTAGACTTGAAAACGGGAACAAGCACAATACTGGTGTGTACTTTATAGATATTCCTCAAGCACACGATGGGCTTGCTACATTGGATCATAAACGTGCAGAACAACTAGGATACTTTAAACTGGACTTGCTAAATGTTGGTGTTTATGAAAGTGTTCGAAATGAATTGCATCTAGTAGAACTTATGCGAGAACCCAATTGGGATAGACTGCAAGATCCTAAGTTCTTTGAACAACTAATACATGTTGGCAAACACTATGACACTATGCAACGTATGCCTGAACCTGTAAACAGTATACCACGTATGGCAATGTTTCTTGCAGTCATACGCCCTGCTAAACGTCATCTAATAGGGCAAACATGGGCAGAGGTAGCCAAAACTATATGGGATAAAGCAGGACAAGACAGTTATAGTTTTAAGAAAAGTCACAGTGTGGCATACGCACAACTAGTAGCAGTGCATATGAATATATTGGAAGAACATCATGGATAAAGATACAGATCGTATGAGCGAAATACAAAGGCTACTGGTAGCACACATACAGGAAAATTTAAAAACAGATGAAGATTTTATGTATATGGCTACAATGTTGCTTAAACACAGTATGGTACTTTATAAAACATTTTTAGAAGATGATCAAATAAAGAAAATGTTAGAACATGTAGGAGATACACTTAGTGACGATCTGCATAATGCTGACAAATATTTTAAAATGGATGACGAAGGCGGATCTACACCGCCAACAATGCACTAATTATTTTACTTTTCTAACCAATTGAATATTACGTCTTTTACTACGTTTCTTGGCAAGATCAGCAATACTTACACTACCACCTTTAAGTATTTCTGTGTCTTTGATGTTAAAAGTAAGCAATGTAGATGTAAAAATAGCAAAGTCGGTTTTCAAAAAAAGATTAATAGGAATCATTCTATTGCTCTCCCACCACCATATTTCGCCTAGTTCTAAAAACTTACTTTTTAGTTCATCAGGTATCTTGCTATAGTCATACATGCTTAGTACAGTATCGTCTTGATTCTGTACTATGCCTACATATTCTTGCCCGCCATAGGTAACCAAACTTAAAAACGGATATTTTTCAAATATTTCTTCTGCTAGTGGCGGCATTAAATACTTTCGATAAATACAGTATGACTGTTATTACTGGATATTTATATGCACAAAGACACACTGCAGTTGTAACTGATACTGGAGTCAATAATATTATGAGTATGTTTTACACACCAAACATTAAAGTTTACAGAGGTATAGACAACTATATCCGTATTGAATTCAAAAACCGTGATCAAAAGCGAGTTAGCATGACAGATCATAGTGCAAACATTGTTATACTTGACAAAGAAAATGGAGTTGCATATGTAGAACGTGCGCTAACAGCGATTGATCCTAGACGAGGAATATGGGAAGCAAGTATTACTGAAGCAGACTTGCTTAACCTGGATTCAAAGTTTTACAGTTATGGACTAAAGGTCACCAATCCAGAAGGCAGAACTGCACCGGCATATGCAGACGACAACTACAGTGCAAACGGTGTTTTAGAAATTGACGAAGGTGTTTATCCAACATTTACAGAAAGTACTACAGAAGCATTTGCAAGTGGCAACACAGGCAGTACAATAGCAATCGCTCCATATATAAATCGTAACACTGCACAACATACTGCACAGGTTTATTTTAGTAGTGCATTCACAGGCACCCTGGAGGTACAGGGCTCAATTAATCCAAGCAATAGTATTCAAAACGCAGACTTCACAACAATTACAACAAAAACATACACTGCACAAACTGATAATGATTATTTTAATTTTACTGGTGTTTACAGTGCAGTGCGTTTTGTGCGTACAACTACTACAGGAACATTGAGTCAAGTACTATATAGACCTTGAAGTTAGTAGGATTTGGTTGTAGTTTCACATATGGAAGTGAACTACAGAGTCCGGATGTTAGTTGGGATAGACACCGAGAAAATACTAGATACAGAGAACAACATAGTTGGTTAGGTTGCTTGGCAACAAGATTCAACTGTGTGTTTGATAACCTTGCACAACCTGCAAACAGTAACTATGCAATACAGTATCAAGTTACAGACTATATAAACAATACTTGGAAAACAGACGAACAAATTATCATTTGTGTAGCCTGGACAGAACCTGCTAGATTTAGTTGGCTAGACACCATATGGGTACATAACGGATTCATTTCAAACGAAGGTGAAACAAAGTTTACAAACAGCCATAAAGAATGGCTAGTCAGCAGTGTAGATCATAATTATTGGACAGATGCAGCAAAACTAAATGTAAATGCAGTATGCAAGTATCATAACATTCCTATATTACAGTTTAATGCTATTGGCAAACATAGCACAACTACATATCCAAACTATTTCTTAGATGGAGCAACAATGCAAAGTGTGCTACACCCAGAACATTTTGCCAGTGGAGGACACCCTAATGAACTAGGGCATGAATGGTTCACAAAACGGTTGTATCTTTTTGCAAAAGAACGTATAATAGTATAGATGAACAGTATACAACAAGCAGTACAAGATAGTTTGCCTGGCAAGCAAAAGCGAACTACTAATGGGTGGATTTCGTTTAATGCTGTATGCTGTCATCACAATGGCGAAAGCAGTGATCGTCGTAGCAGAGGCGGCGTAATTATGAATGGTGATGCTGTGAGTTATCACTGCTTTAACTGTGGATTTAAAACAGGATGGCAACCAGGTAGACACATTAGTTTTAAAATGCGCAAATTGTTAACTTGGTTAGGTGTAGATGAAAACACAAGACAGATGCTTAACATTGAAGCACTGCGTATCAAAGACACAGTTGTATTAACGGAACCAGACGAAGAACAAATACAAGTTAAATTTAAACCAAGAGATTTGCCGGAAGGAGCAACACACACACTTCCAGATCACATAAAAATGTATGCACAAGCAAGGGCACTACCTTTAGATAAACTTATGTATGCTAACACAAAAGCTGCAGGAATGTGGAAGCGTGTAATAGTTCCATTCACTTGGCAAGGTAAAACTATCGGTTTTAGCGCAAGGAGTACAGACGATGCCGGAAGACCCAAATATTTTACTAATCATGATAGTGGCTACGTTTATGGGATTGATTCTCAGTTGCCTGATGCTAGGTTTGTAGTAGTAACAGAAGGACTATTGGATGCACTTTGCATTGGCGGTGTTGGTATACTAAGTAATCAATGCAGTGAACAACAGGCACAAATTATTGACACATTGGCTAGAGAAGTTATACTAGTACCAGATAGAGATAGAGCAGGTCAAAGATTAATTGACAACGCATTAGAGTATGGATGGAGTGTAAGTTTTCCGGACTGGGAAACAGATATAAAAGATGTTAACGATGCTGTTGTTAGATATGGCAAATTGTTTACACTAAAAAGTATAGTTGATGCAAAAGAAACCAGTAGTTTAAAAATTAATTTATTGAGGAAAAAACTTGGCTAAAGAATATACACCAGATTTACAAAAACTGTTTTTGGAAATGATGATGAACGATGCACAAAACTATGTGCGTGTACAAAACATTTTCAACACAGAAAACTTTGATCGTAGCATAAAAGATGCGGCAGAGTTTATTAAGCAACACAGTGATGAGCATGGCGCATTGCCTACTTACGATCAAGTACGAGCAGTAACAGGCGTTGAACTAAAGCCTGTACCAGACATTACAGAAAGTCACAACGATTGGTTCTTAGCAGAGTTTGAAGGATTCACCAAGCGGCAAGAACTAGAACGTGCTATCCTCAAGGCGGCAGACTTGTTGGAAAAAGGCACATATGATCCTGTAGAAAAACTAATCAAAGACGCTGTGCAGATTAGTTTAACAAAAGACATGGGCACAAACTACTTTGAAGATCCTAGAGCAAGATTGATGGCACTCAAAGACAACAACGGACAGATCAGCACAGGTTGGCCCGCTGTTGATCGTAAATTGTTCGGAGGCATGAACAAAGGCGAACTCAATATTTTTGCAGGTGGATCAGGGTCAGGTAAAAGTTTGTTTATGCAAAACCTAGCAGTTAACTGGGTAACAACAGGATTGAATGGTGTGTATTTGAGTCTGGAACTTAGTGAAGGACTTAGTGCCATGCGTATTGACAGTATGATGACAAATGTAAGCACAAAAGAAGTATTCAAAGATTTGGATACTGTTGAAATGAAAGTCAAGATGGCAGGCAAGAAGTCTGGCAACTTACAGATCAAATACATGCCAGCACAGAGTAACGTAAATGATATTCGTGCATACTTGAAAGAACTACAGATTAAAAATGGTTGGCGGATTGACTTCTTGCTTATTGACTACTTGGATTTGATTATGCCTGTGAGTGCAAAGGTCAGTCCAAATGATTTGTTTGTTAAAGACAAGTATGTAAGTGAAGAACTGCGCAACTTGGCTAAAGAACTTAACTGTGTGTTTGTAACAGCATCGCAGTTGAACCGAGGTGCTGTTGAAGAGATTGAGTTTGATCATTCGCACATTGCAGGCGGCTTGAGTAAGATCAACACAGCAGATAACGTGTTTGGTATCTTTACAAGTCGTGCAATGCGTGAGCGTGGACGCTATCAACTACAGTTAATGAAAACTCGTTCAAGTAGTGGTGTTGGACAAAAGATTGACTTGGAGTTTGATGTTGAAAGTTTGCGTATCCGAGACTTAGGTGAGGATGAAGAATATCAACAGTTTAAGAAACAAAGCAGTTCAATCTATGACCAACTCAAGAACAAAAACAGTGGCGGTGTAGTTAGTGCACCAGACGAGGAAGCAGGCAAGATTACTGCAAGTGTACAAAGCAGTAAACTAAAAGACATGCTTGCTGGATTAAAAAGCGATTAAAAATGCTAGTAATAATGCCTTGGTATGATATTGTAAACTTATCTGGAGACGATGGTATTGTTTTTGTATGGGATCATCAACCTCCTTGTCAAGATCTTAAACTTGATGGTGATTTTGAAACAGGCAGTGTATATCAAGATCAGTCATATAATAACATAGAAAAAATTATTAAAGATCATAAAATAGATGTTGAACATGTGTATATGGCGGATTATTTACAATGGACTGATTTTCCGTTTCCCTACACATGTGCACCGCTGACTCTTTTTGATATTTGCGACAAATTTTATAAAAACGCTATAGTTGCAGAATATTCAGATGAAAAATCCTGTTTTGTTATGATGAACAAATGCAGAGAAAACAGACTTCTTGCTAGTGCATGGTTCAATCAAAACAAACATATAAACTTTGATTATTCCCAAGGATGGGAAACTCAAGATAAAGATTTTGATGTGTTAAAAGAACTTACTAGATTTACAGATTATTCTTTTGATGGATTTCTGAACAAAAAATTTGATACCTACAACAGCAATAGTCCTGAAAACTATCTAAATAATGTGGCTGGTAACCATATCATATGGAACAATATACTTAAAGAAAAGTTTTGTTCTAGTACTTTTGCAATTGTTACTGATCCTGTTTTTTGGGAAAAGGCCGTTTTCTTTGATGAAAAATATCTAATGGCAATATATGGCTGTTGTTTTCCTATATTTTGTGGAGGTTATGGAACAGCGGATTATCTTAGTAATATAGGTTTCGATGTTTTCCACGATGTAATCGATCATAGTTATCAGTATGAGATACACCCTGGACTTAGAGTTCTAAATGCACTAGAGTCTAATCGTGAAATATTAGAAAATCATAATTTAAAAAAGTTAGATTACATGGATAGACATCTAAACAATCTTAGTTTAGTCAGAGAAAATTTACAAAATTTAAAAAATCAATTTAGTATAAGTCAGTTTGAGAAATACTTTAATAAATTTAAAAAACATAGACCATATTACTAATTTAGATATTTGTCAAGTCTGTGGCCTTGTGCATCTACGCAATCAATATACTGACTGCCATTGTTCCAACGCACACGACCACTACCTACAACAACGTCGTGATCTCTGTAACCGAAAGGACGTTTGATAGTTACGTCTACATACTCGCCGTTGTTTACGCCCAGTGTTACAAACGTAACATACTTGCCTTCTGCACCTTTAAACACACGCCCATTAGCAACTAATCCTGCAAAGTTTACTCTGTCACCCCAAGTCTCTTGTACAAACATATTGGGCATAAACTCTGGTTGTGTCCAGTAACCATAGCGTTTGTATTGTTGCTGTGGAGTTTCTGTTATGCCATTGGGAAATCCTAGTTCACGCAGATCCCAGCCTGCAAGTTTTGCTTCTGTTTTATGTACCCAACGACGCCAACTGCCTTGACAGTGTTTAAGTGCCGCGGCCCAGAAAGCCTTTGGGTTGTGAGCCTTTTGATACGCCAGTGCCCATATAAGCCTTCCTAGATTTACGGCGTGTGCTCTGCACAACCCAAAGTTACCCAGACCATAAAGTTCGTTTATGATCTGCTCTCGATTCTCGCTCTCTCCCATCTTCTCCATGAACTGCATAACCTTTTCTTCGTCACGTTTTGCAAACGCACGACGATACATATCTGCTTCATACATATCGCAGTCAATTAATTTTGCTATTTTACGAATAGCATCATCTTCATATACAATAGTATCCTCTAGACGCTGTTCTGTCCAGTCTTGAAAGAACGCGGCTTTTTGTCTGCCTGTAGTAGCAACAGGTCTAATAAGTGCAGTAGCAAACACGCAGTCTGCTTTTGACTTTGGTTGTATAGCACGAAATAGTCTGCGCATTGCTGGCGACTCTGCTTGTGTTACACCAATAACGTTGCCACTACATAGTAACTGTTCTGTTTCGTAATCCTGCTCCGGATATGCTTCTAGTGGAGTATCCGGATCTATCTCCATAAGTTGACTAAGTCCTCTATTAGCAAGGATGTCAATTTTAAGGTGTTCTAAGTCCTCAACTTCGTGTTTGTCTAGCAGTATTTGGTTGTCTGCGTTTACTAGACTTTTTGGTAGTTTGTGTTTGAACACAAGTACTCCACCGCAGTGTTTTGATATTGCTCTTTTTTTGCCTATTAGTTTTTTCTCGATTCTCATTGCTTCGTTCCTATCTATATCTAATTCTTCGTATTTGAAATTGCGAGGAAGTTTACCAGATGCGCCAAGACGGCGTGCCGCTTCTCTGCGAGCACTACGCTCCTTATAGGTTACATAGTTACTGATTCTTGCACTATACCCGGGCCAATGGGCAAATATACGTTGCATGACAGCGTTCTGTTGCCAGTGTGGAAAGTCTATGTCCACATCTGGTAAATCATCTCTCAAAGGATTTAGGAAACGTGCCACCGGTATTTGCCATCTTATGGGATCCACGTCTGTAATACCCAGTAGGTAACAGACGAGACTAGACCCTGCTGAACCACGAGTCATATGAGGAATGTCACGGGTTAGCGTCAGTACATCGCAAATTGTGAGGAAGTAGTCGACAAAGCGAAGTTTGAGAATGATCTCTAGTTCTTCGATAAGCCTGTTATGATACTCTGGGGAGTCCGGAATATGCCTTATGAATCTGCCAAGTAATCTTTCTAATTGAGCCTTCGCGTCCTTAGGTAACTTCATGTGTGCCTCTTGTTTGCCTAAATTCTTTTATTATGTGCCAAGTGTGACATTTCTGTCACACTTTATTTAGTAAGAGGCGATTAAGGTTTATGAATTTTTGGCTATTTTTGCTTCATAAAGATCCATACTGTGATCTCTAGCACCATCAAAGAACTCACGTTTACTCCACGCACGAATGCGTCCACGCCAGCCATCTTTGATAATTTGCCACGTTGTCATTTTGCGAATGTTGCCATAATAGTTAATGTAACGTAGTTCACCTCTGTGACGGAATCCCATAATAGCAAACGGTACACGAGGTACAATGTCGTTATTGTTTACATATCTATAGTGTGTAAACGTACATTTACTAGCCCATACACGCCCGCCTACACGAGGTTGACCATATGTGTAACAAGCAACTAATCTATCCTGCAATCGACTTGCTGCAAGTGCAGCCATTGCACCGCCTAGGCTATGTCCACAAATATAAAGTTCTTTGTCTTTACGAGACTTAGTGTTTATAAACGCTAGTACTTGTTCCCAGATACGCTCTAGATATTCATAAAAGCCAGCATGTACCATGCCCCAAGTTTTACTTTTACGTTTCCATGCTTTTAAGTCTGCTTTGATATCTGAAAATTCTGTAGGCTCTGTTCCTCTAAAACAAAGCACAACTCGTTCACTGTTTTCAACAATTAAACATTCTGCGCCTTTGTGATCTACTAGAACACTCTTTGTATATCCTAGTTCATGAACTGTAGGCTTACTCTCTGCCTGTGTCATATAGGCTATTTTAGCCAGAGTTGCAAAGTGCAACCCAGGGTTTTCTATAGTTGACATTGTATCTCCTCCAAGTTACAATTATGTAATAGTGTATTTAACCGATAAATACTAAAAACGATAGGATAAGAATGTGAAAAGACAAACTAGAAGCATCTTACACGAACTTAACAGCATGATTGTTGAAAAAGACAGACAGCATGTAATGGAAAGTCGTGCCACAAATGTAATAGAAAGTGCAATTAATCTTATCAATGAAATGCACAAACACTATGATACTGAGACTGCAGGCGATCTAGAGCGTAGATTGATTAACAGTATTAAACATCAGGATACAAAGCGTTTTGTGCGAGGTATTAGACGGGTCAACGAAGGCAAATGCGCTTCAGAGAAATAGTAGCCGAGGCTACGCAAGAAGGTAAAAATACTCATCTTGAGCACATTGAAGATTTGGTTTTTCTTCAAGGCAAGAGCGGTGCGCAGAGTGCGCTACAGTATATTAACAGTGTGCGTGACATGCTAGAAAATGGCAGCGACAGTGGCAATATTACTGTTAAGTGGGACGGTGCTCCTGCTATATTTGCTGGTACTGATCCAAGTGATGGCAAGTTTTTTGTTGGCACTAAAGGTGTATTCAGCAAAACAGGTAAACTTGTAAAAAGCACTGCAGACCTAGACAAATACGGATACAGTGGTGGCTTGCGTGACAAACTCACACTAGCACTAGAACAGTTACCTAAACTGGGTATACAAGGCGTACTACAAGGCGACATGATGTATACTCGAGCAGATCTAGAATCTGCTGACATTGACGGTGAAGAAAGTTGGGTATTCCAACCAAACACAATTACATATGCAGTGCCCAAAGACAGTAAACTGGGTAAGCGTATTGCGGCAAGCGATATGGGCATTATATTCCACACAACCTACACAGGCGATAGTGTACCAGAAATGACTGCTACATTTGGCGCAGATGTAAGTGGACTAAACAAGATATCTAGTGTTTGGGTAGACGATGCTGTATACAAAGACTTGAGTGGACAAGCAAGTTTAAGTAAAAGTGAAAATGCACAAATACTTCGTGGACTAAACGCAGCCGCTGGCGCACTAAAAAGTGCAGACTTCACTGCAGTAAGCGGAGAATACAATGCACTGCTAATGCAATATGTAAATGCTAGAATTCGCAGAGGTGACACACAAATTGATGATGCGCAAAGTTTTGCCTCAGACTTTACACAATGGTACACAGATTATATACAAAAAGAAATTGCTAAACTAAAGAATCAAGATCCAGAATCACCAGCAGTAAAGAAACGCAATGAAAAAATACAAGCACAAAATAAGTTTGTAAATGATAATATAGAAGGCATTGCAGGTGCTCTAGCAGTATACAAAGACATTATTGCACTTAAAAATATGCTTATAAATAAATTGAATAAGGTGGATAGTATTAAGTCACTTATTCGCACTGATACTGGATATACTGTAACAAACCCAGAAGGCTTTGTTGCTATTGGTAAAGACAGTGGTGCAGTTAAACTAGTAGACAGAATGGAGTTTAGTAAACAAAACTTCAATGCTGTTAAGAACTGGAGCAAGTAATGAGAGCAAATGAGTTCATAACAGAACGTCAAAGAGTAGACGAAATTGTTCCATTTGTTCTTGGTGGTTTGACTGCACTGGGTATTGGTATGCAAGGCTACGAAACTTATAAAGACATTCGAGATTATCAAACAGGTAAAATAGATAAAAAAGAATTAACTCGTAGAATAGGTACTGATGCAGCAATAGCAGTAGTGGGTGGTGCAATCGGAAAGGGTGTTGCTGGACTTTATGGTGCTGGCAAAGCAGGATTTAATGTTTTTAAAAATGCAATGAAGCATAAAGACAAGGCCAAGGATGCAACAGATACAGTAACAAAAACTAAACCTAAACCTGATACTACTACACAAACACCAAAAGGTGATGCAACGGATGCAGTGCCAACTACACCTAAACCTGGTTCTGTTATTCAAACACCAAAAGGGCCTAGAGTTGCAGGTGTAGATGGAAAACCAACTGTTATTAATCCAAACACACCTGGTGCAAAAAAAGATATTGCAATTATTAAACAAAAAGCAAAAAAGCAACCAGATACAGGCAAAGCAGGAGCGGCGGCATCTGCAGCAACTAAAAAAGCAGATGACGTTGTAAAGAAACCAGGTACAGGCAAAGCAGGCGCATCAGCAACAACAGTTGCAACGAAAAGTAAGAATTTCCTTAAAAAACCTATTGTAAGAGGTGCAGGATTAGCAGCACTTGCAAATCAAACTACTGGAGCAGGTGATTCTATTTCAAACGCAGCAGGACAAAGTCAAACAGCAACAAGCGGAAGTGACGGAAGTGGCAAGGATACAGGACCAGTATTTTACACAGGATTCCGCAAAGGACCGCCTAAAAAAGTAGTTAGCCTTAAGGACAGACCCGGTGTTTGAGTTTATAAGAGAAGAGATTACAGAAGCACGTTACATACGCACAGGTGGAGACACCATGGGCAGAAACATGAATGACATAGCAGAAAGTTATTTTGAACAACTGTTGATGTTGCAACAAATGCGTTTTGAAAATCCTGCATTTGCTAAAAAGTATGCCAAAGATACACTAAAGTTTATGAACTTTAATGGTGTAAAAGCGGGCGGTACCGACCTACATAACCTTGCTAGTATTATTAACAATCCAACAAAGTATTCAGGCGTAACTGCATCAGGCAATGTGCAATTTGACGAAATCGGATTTAAACGCTATCTTCGAGATATTATCTCTGGTAGAGACAGTACTGCAATGGATAGAACTTTTCTTATGCGTCAGCAAAAACAACTAGGTATTGACAGTAGTTTCCTCAAAGCCGCAAGACGTGTAAGTGCTGACTATGGTAGAAGTAATCCCGGAGAGCGCACTGCACTAAGTGCTAGAATGGTTAACAGTCAACGTGTAGATGGAAAGTATCGCAGTGACATCAGCAAACAGTACATGGGCATGGTTAAGAACAATAAACTAATCCCTAGTGATAAAAAGATTCCTACTTGGGCAAAAGCCGCTGGCGCATTTGCTGTTGGATATGCTATAGGTAAAAGCAACATAACAGGTTAATTTTCTGTATTTTTTTATAAATACTTGTAAGCAGGTATTAGACTTTCCCTGCAAATGGAGATAAAAAATGGCGGAAATTACCCGTACCCATGGTTCAGCGTTTGGCGTTGTCCATCAAGGCAGAGGCGCAGCAGGTTCTGGTGCAATCTCAGCAGACGAAACAGTGATCCTTAATGGACCACAACTTGACTTCTTTAAAATTATTGTTAAAGACGTATCAGGTAACGTAGAAGATCTACGCAATGAGCTAGACCCTGAAGAAGGCGTTGAAGCAATCTTTGAAAAAATCACTAGCGGTGGTGCAAACATTGAAATGTACCAAGTAGAAGGTGACACATCAGGTCAAATCAGTGTTGCTATTTACCCAGCAGGTGCTTATACAGCAAGTACACTACAAACTGCAATTCGCACACTTACAGCGGCTGGCGGTAACAGCCTAGACTGTTCAAGCAGTGACGTAACAGATCCTGGCTTTGAGCTAGTATAATTTTAGCGAAGGAACAGATAAATGGCTGATTTAAACGTAGGCGTTCGCAACGCACAAACATACAGTGGTGATAAGCAGGTTTCTCTTATCTCACTATCAAAGTCAAACATGACACAAGACGAACTAGATGCAGCGATCCAGCACATCCAAACAACTGCAACAGTTATCGGTATCGGTGACGACACAACAGGCGGTTTTAACGCTGGCGCATCAGACGTAGTACACGTTCTAGCAGAAGGCCCAGTGCCAACTGTTGGCGCAGACTACGGTGTTGGTTCAACAGGTGTAACAGCAGCAATCGTTGCTTACTTTGAAAACACATTCTAAGATAGTATAAACTATTTTATAAAAAGCGGTGTTTTTTAGCACCGCTTTTTTTATGAGTTAAATACATATATTATGCGACACTGTAATAGCCTATGGCAGGACCATTCTGGAATACATAGGGTGGAACTGGACAAGTTATCACCCATGGGATGGCATGCAGATAATAGATGGTATTGGCGTGATCTTCCTCGTATAATGGATGACGGATTATGGTATCCCATCCTGTATTATAAGTGTACACTGGAATGGTGGAATACAAGTTATCGTAAACGCAAAGGTGACCAATCTATGTGGGAGCATATTAACCCGCCTCAAGTAAATGAAGATGGCATGATCTGGGGTGTATACATGGGTACTAACAGATTGCAGTGTTTAAATTTTATGGGTTACACTAGTGTAGATTGTATAGAGTGTAAAGGTCAGGCAGAACTAGTTGAACTAGGATTATATCTACGAGAAAAGGATCCTCTACATGGCAACAGTGTTTGATATACCCAGTGCAGTATGGGGTGTAAGCCTAGTAGATATTACATGTACTGGTGTTACCCGAGGTGACGGAAAGTCACGCAATCAACAGCGTAACTGGGAGACAGTTCTACAAACTGTAGGTATACTGACACAGCCTATTGTTTTACAACTACCTGAACTACACAGTTTTAGTAAAGAAGATGGTTTCATTCACAGTGAACTGTATAACAAGATTGGTGAAAAGCACAAATTTCAAATGATAATGATGAATCCAAATGTAAACATGTGGATGTTTGCTATTGGCAGTGAACACGCAGATGTTTTTGGTGAAAATTTAGACAGATTGCATGAAGCGTTTGATATGATACCTGTAATACCAGGATTGGATAACACAATACAACTTAAACCCAGTGTATTCCATACGCAAGATCCTGAATACATAAACATACAGTTTTTTCCTGCACCTACCAAATACTAAATAGTGTTGATGCTAAAATTTTAGGCACATATAAAACACTAACTAGGCACATATTTAAAAGATAATTCATAGCATCACCCTAAGGTAGGTGAGAAGATATGTCCGAACTAGAAAAAGAGTCTTTGGAAGCACATGTAGACTTGTGCTCTGAAAGGTATAATGGTTTGCACAGAGAACTAAAAAATTTAAGTTCTCGCATGGATAAATTTGAACAAACGCTGATTGAAATGCGAGACATGATTCTGTCTATGAAAGCAGACAGACACAAACAACTCGTCACCTGGGGTACTGCTATCATAGGCGCACTTGTCGCGGCTTGTGGTACACTATTCTTTATGTTACTAAGTCAGTAACTGATAAATACTATATGAGATTAATTGAATTTACAGAAGGCATGGCATGGGCAAAACGCGGCAACAAAGTTGTGCGCAAGTTTCGTTGCACCAGTGGCAAACGTAAAAGTCGTATTGTAAGTTCACCAGCACAGTGCTTTGCTGCTCCAGACATCAAAAAAAGAATAAAATTAAAAATGACAAAAGCAAGGTTAGGTGCTAGAATGGCTCGCAAAGCAAAGAAAACAAAAAGAGTTAATCCAGCAAGTAAACGTGTAGCGGCACTTAACAAGAGAAGCAGATGAAAATACTAGAAGCACAGTATGGAATGCAAACAGGTGCAACTGTACAACTAAATGAAGCACAGTATATACTTGTAGGCGTACAGGGATTTTCAGCAACATTTGCAGATCCCAACGATCCTCGTATACAATTTACTATGAACCTTGCTGATAAAAAAATAGATCCCAGTGGACCAAACGGGATGATACAGATTACAGATGAACTTACACCTGCAGAACGGGCAAACATGATCCGCGGAGCAAAAGGTGCAACAGTTGACGTTAACGTAAGCAGTTTGAAATAATGCGTTTTGTAGAATTTACAAGTGGGTTACAAACATTTGTTACCCAGGAGGAACAGGAACTTATTGAACAGATAAGTGAAAAGCCTGTGCGTAAGAGAGATTTAACAGAGAGACAACAGGAAGTGGCACGCCGCTTAACAGAAAAATCTATCTTAATAAGGCAAAAACAAAATGACAACATCGTCTTCAAACTTGGAAACTGCAAAACTTCGTAATCGAATAAACAACCTTCTTGACTTTACTCCAGAAATAAAAATACGCAAACTAGAACATGGCACAGTGCAGGTTAATGACTATGTTATTGAATGTGTATATGGTACATGGGTATGCAAAGACAAAAGTTTTTACAGACGCAAGAGCGCAGTGGGTTATGCTCTTTGCTTAATTAAAAACAATACACAAAAAGCAAAACAAATTTGCGAACTAGATCAAAAACTACAAAAAGTTAAAACAGACATAGACTTTTATCACTATCATTTGCGCAGATCAAAACCAAATCGTAAAATTACCATGAGCAATCGCATAAGTGCAGACATGCCACTGCTATATGATGCTGATAGCAAACTCACACAACTACTCAAAACAGTAGAACTTTAATAAATAGTGTATATTAAGAATTAAAGGGATTGAACCATGAACCTTGAAGAACTCACACCAGCACCAAGTGCTAAAAAAGTAAATGATTTAGCAAAGCGTGTATTTGGTTATGCACTAGATTTAGATAACCTCACAGAAAACAAAGCAAAGCGTTTGCATAAAAACTTGTCTGCACAGATGAACATTTATGAAAGTTCAATGGGTGCAAAGGCACAGAGCCGCACACGTTATTATGAAATGAAACTTGCTCTTGAAGCACTTACTAAGCATATTGCTGAAAAGAAAGCAAAGCCTGACTTTTTAGATTTGGATAAAGACGGAAACAAAACAGAGCCAATGAAAAAGGCTGCTAAAGATGCTAAGAAAAAAACTGACGAAAGTGTAGTTACAGAAGGCGCAGTTGAAGCAAGTGAACTTGTTATGGCTGCCAAAAGCATGGTTGACAAATATGATGCAATGATCCAGGATGTTGGTGAAATGCTTAACGAAGAATTACAGCCTGTTGCTGATAAGATCCGTGATGAAATGGGTTCAGACATTGCAGATCAGTTTGTGGCACAGATGACACAAGCACTACAAAGTACAATGGATGTAATGAAAAACGATCGTATGACAGCAGACGGCGCAACAAGAATCCTAACAGGTGATGCACCTGCGGGAGATATGGGCATGGACGCTGACATGGCGGATGAACCAGACATGGAACCAACAATGGACATGGATGACGAATTTGCAGCCGCACCTGCCGCACAGGGTGGCGAAGAACAGCCAGTAGGCAGGGAAAAAAGGAACTAATAAAATGAACAAACTAGATATTAAAGAACTACAAAACCGTTTAGATGCTATTAGCGAAGGTCAATTAAACGAGGATCTCATTGACGCAGGTAGCCCTCTTGAAGATATTTTAGAGATGAATTTGTTTATGGATATGCTTAATGTCAACCCCGAGGACTGTCCTGCGGGTTCTGATGAAATGGCAAATGTAAACAGTGACAGGGAATTCAAGGGGCTGGATTATCTAGTAACTCGAGACTTATGTGCGAAATATAAGCCAATCGCAATGCAACTGGCAAAACAAATCCAAGCACAAGCAGACAGAGAACTAACTGAGGATGAAGCAGACATGCTTAATGAAGTTTGGTACGAAGCCAGTGATCTTTACCAAAATGGCGACGACAGCGAGTTGGCAAGGATATATGATGAACAAATTCAGTTAATTAAGCAGTTACTTAGCAGTGCTAATGAGTCACAAGTTAACGAATATTATGTTAAAAGTGCAGAGGATGTTTTAAACACTTATCCTTTGTTTAGTTATAGAAAATCAAATCCATCAGTGGATACACTTTACAAATCATTTCAAAAGTGGTTAGCAACAGGAAACGAACTTACACCAGATC